AGCCGGTGGACCGTTTAGATTTAGGTACATTGGTTAATGTTTGGAAGACATCAAATACTACAGGTCGTACAAAGCGTGATAGTTCATTGGATGCGGTGAAAGCCGCAAAAGAGGCTCCTCGGACAGCGGGCGTTCTGCAGGGTCAGTCCGGCGCTATGCCGAAATCTGACAAAGATAAAGTGTGGGATGCTGTTATGAGTGCTGGAAGTAGGAGCAATGTTTTGTAAAAATAAAAAAAGGAGAAGTCTAAATGGCTAATTTCAATAGTGGAATTGTAAATGTCGGCACTCCTGGTAGTACAACTGCATTATCTCTTGCTAAAGGTTCAAGACGATTATATGACTTTAGTGATAGGGTTGCAGAGTTGGCTCCAGAAGAATCCCCGTTTTTCGTTTACCTTTCCAAAGTAGGAAAAGTGCCAACATCAGACCCTCAATTCCGATTCCTAGAAGATAGAAGTACAATGCAATGGACTGATAGGAGTTTTACAACTTCAACCAATCTTGCAGCAGTAAGCGTTGGTGCAGTTGTAACAGCTACTTTATCTTCAGCTCAAGCGTGGCTTATTAAAGGTATGGTCGTACAAGTTTCCTCTATACAGGGGAATAGTAATGCACCTAACCATGCAACTGCCGTGATTACAGCAATTAACTCGTCTACATCTATTGATATTAAGTGGCTGACTAACCCAGGTTCAGATGCTGACCCTGCGGCTTTTGTTAATGCTGCATCTATGGAAGGTAGAATGATGGTAATTGGAACTGCGTATGCAGAAGGAACTGGTGCTCCAGATGTTTTCTCTCAAGAGCTTGACCATGATTATGGGTATACCCAAATCTTTAAGACAGCTTGTGAGATGTCAAACACTGCAAGGGCAACAGTTTATAAGGGATACGCTGATGAATGGCAAAGGTTATGGAATATAAAGTTACGCGAACATAAGGTTGATATTGAGCGTGCAATGTTATTTGGTCAACGTGCATCTTCTGGTGGTATTCAATACACAGAAGGTATAGCTGGTCATATTATTGCTAATGGTCAAGCTCAAACGCATAATGATTCTGAACAAATTGTGTATACTGAAGGTGCTGCATACTTGAAAACAGTTGCTGCTGGAAGTTTAACATATGATGTTTTGCTTCGGGATTTAGAGGTTGTTTTTGACCCAGCTAGAGGCGGAAGTGCATCTAAGCTTGCTTTATGTAGTTTACCTGTTATTTCTCTTTTCAATAAGTTAGGTAGTGCAGCGGGATTCATTGGTGATTCATTGAGTTCTACAGTACCGTATAACTTTGAGAGAAGTCAGGGTTCGTTTGGTCATAAGATAATGAAGATTGAGACAGTTCATGGTGATTTATCACTAGTAAGAGAACCTCTGTTTAGAGGTATGGCTGCTGAATTTTGCTGTATGGTCGACCTTGACCATGTATCTTATCGTCCTCTTGTTGGCAACGGTGTAAACCGTGATACTTCAATAGAAACTAATGTACAGGCAGCGGATGAAGACTTGCGTAAGGATTTAATTCTTACTGAAGCAGGTCTTGAGGTTTCATTACCTGAAACCCATGCACTGTTTGTCTTTGAGGAGGCTATAGCATAATGAGAGCTGACGTATTAAATAGTAATAGTAGTGATTACGGTAACTTAATGTCTAAAAGTGGTAGTGGCGATGATATTCATGTAATGGCTGGAACTAAAAAATGGTCTAGTTTTGTAGGTTCATTAGCCAATACTAATGCTGCTGATACAACATATGCTGATAATGATATCCTTGTTCAATTAGGAGCATTCGATACTTCATTACCAGATGGTTATGCAACGGCTACAAAGATTATTGTTGAAAGAATCATTGTAGTAGTTAGTACAGTATGCGGTCAAACCCATGTAGGGCATATTGATGCTGGTACAACAGGTGGTGAGTCTACTAATGCAGCTCCCACAGGAAGAGTTGAACTGTTTGGAGCAGGTGCGACACAGTTAGACCCTGAAGGTTACGCAAAAGCTACTACAGTAACTGAAGCTGATGACTTAAACTTTAACTCAGCGAGTATATATTGGTGTTCTCCTGGCATAGTATTGCCAGTAGCAACAAACTTTATTTATGCTTGTACTACAACAACAGTTAGTGCTGATGTAACAGCTGGAAGGTTTACTTGTCAGATTGAGTATAGCGTACTTTAATCCGAATAAATAAGGGTTAACAGTTTTTGGGTACTGTGGGAGCTGTCAATAAAAGGCGGCTCCCGAAACCCTCAAAGAATTATGAAGAATTGTATAAATTGTAAAGTACCTAATCCAGACGAATGGTTTTATTGCCGGAAGTGTGGTAAGCGGTCATCTGAATCTAAGTTTACTACAAACTTATATATGATGAGTGAGATTGGGAAAAGAACTGATATCGAATTTAGAACTACAACTATAGAAAAAGATATCGAAGATATGAATAGGAGAAAATATGCCTAAACATTATATTGGTAAAAAAGGTAAAGCAAGAAAGAAAGCTTTAAAAGAGCATAAAAGAGCTTTAAAAAAGAAGAAACCTAGTAAAAAGAAGAAGAAATAATGGCTGGTACACTAAAAGTTAAAATACAAGAAGATATTATACTTGAAAATCAAGATTATGGTTCTAAAAGAGTACTAGAAGTTGGGAGTATTGCGTCTATAGTAAAAAGAATTGTTAATATAGGTACTGATGAGATTGGATTACTTGGATTTGGAGCAGCTTATAATACTGAATTATCTAAAACATATTTAGCAGGTCAATTCGATGAGGATAATGTTAGATATATAAGAATTACAAATTTAGATAGTACTAATCATATCGCATTGGTTTTAAAAAATGAAAATAATGATGAGTTTGGTGTAAAAGTTGATAAAGGATGTTCTTTTTTATATTGTGCCGATTTATTGGGTGGAGTAAAAGATACTATGGATTCTGCTGATGCTGCTGGAATAACTCCTAATTCATTCGGTGATTTAGTTGATATAACTTGTGCTGCTGATACAGCTGCTTGTGATGTTGAAGTCTTTGTAGCGAGTACATAATGGCTTGGGATTTTGCAGCTGAGATAAGTGCTTTAACTGGTTTTAATGCTGATTATAATACTGATTCTCCGACTGGGGAAACATATAGAGTTCATACGACTCAATGGCTTACAGATTCTGCGAAAGAAGTTATAAGTGCATTACCTGAAGATTTACTTAAACTTTGTGCAAGTCAGCAGACATTTACATCTGGTAGTGCTGACACTTTAAATACTGGTAAAATATTAGAAGTGTTCAGAAATGATGGAGATATTGACCAGCCTTGTAGAAAAGTTGATTCTTTTCAAAAGGGAAGGTTTTCAGATTCTGAAGATATGAATTATGCTACTGTCACTGACCCTGTATATTATGTTGAAAATAATTCAATAGATGTATTGCCAGTGGGCGGTTCCTGTAAATATTCTGAAGTTCAATACCCATCTGTAGCTTATAATGCTACTGCGATATCTGTATTTCCAGATGAGGCTGAACGGACTGTTGTTCTTTCCGCTGCTATAAAAGCAGCTGAATATATGCTGGCTAATGAGGAAGATATAGAATTATTAAATCCTGTAATTGCTCAATTAAAAGATGATTATCAAAAAGAATTAGCTAGGTTGAAGTGATGGCTGTACATTCAATGACAGTTAAGCAAATTATTTCTAGAGTTAGACAAGTATTTCCAGGCACTCCTGAAAATTATATTATGAATTTGATTAATGATGCGTTGGTGGAAGCCGGTATGTACAATTCAAAAGTAGTACACGCTAAAATTAGTACAGTTGCTGACCAGATGTGGTATGATTTAGGAGATGCAGCTAAAGATTCATCTGATAATGTATTAGAGGTAAATAAGATTTTTAAGGTTTATTTTATGGATGATGATGGTGATTATATACAGATACCGAGATTATTGGATACGAATATATTATTGACAGATGTTACAAGTGAATCGGTATTAAAAGCTCCGGATAGTGAATAATGGCTAGTAATATATCATACCCAGATAGTTCTTGTAGATGGTTTATAGAGGGTGATTCATTTTGTTTAATTACAAGTGTTGATAGTAGTGGTAATGCAAATACAACCGCAAGAAAAGAATGGAAAGCAATACAGGAAGCAGTCACTGATGGTATATTACTTTATTATTATGCTGAACCGAATAATGTATCATCGTTAAGCGATGTTCCTGATATAGATAATTCACTGCATCTGGCATTGGTTGATTATGTAAAAAGATGTTTGTATATGGATTCAGCCGGAAAGAGTCATGACCCTAATGCATCGGCAGTGAGTATTAATATGTCTATGATGCATCAGAAACGATGGGATGAGGCTGTTAAAAGATTTGGAATGAAAAAAAGAGATAAGACGGGCGGGACTAGAGCGATTTTACCGTCAAATTTTAAATAACCAAGATGCCCATGAGAGTTGTCAAGCTCGGTAAGGCATCATAACTAAGGAGAAAAAAGATGACACAATTTAGCGTATCTGAAGCTCAAAACTTATCACTGGGTCAATCTGGCTCAATACTCGTAACAGGAACTACTGCCTGTACTAACGCTATAGGCGTTTTTGTAGCAATCCAATTCATAGAAGATTCAGTTTTCGCAAGTGGAAGCGGTGGTCTGATTGCAGAAACAGAGCAGTTATATCCAGATGATGCTGGAACTGGTACATCTATAGATTCAAACGCAGGTGCAGCATCTGATAGCGTAACCTTTCCTCAAGGCATGACCATCTTCGGTAGGTGGACAGGATTCACCCTAGCTTCAGGCAAAGTCGTTGCATATGTAGGCTAATATGTTAGGATTAAGATTAAGAATTACATCTATGGTTACCCAAACAGCCCGTCTTGCCAGAGATTTATGGAACAAAATAAATGACACATGGGAGAACGAACATCGAAAGTGGGAAGACATTGTTTAAAATTTTAACAAATAGGAAAATATTATGGCATTAACAGGAAGTACAATAGCCAGTAC